ATCTGAAGAAAATATTTTACAATTTAGACCTTTAGTATTGATATTTGCTGGATGGTTAAAAAGTAAAGGTTTATCATACACCCCATCAAAGAGTGATTTCCAATCATATATTGCGACAAATGTTCTCTCAACGGCAGAAGATAGATTAGTAAAATATTTGACACAAATTTTAAGGAAAATAAATTCTAATGAATTCATATCCGACATATCGTCTAATAATAAAATAACCCCAACAAGTGGGTATAATGACGCTTTATTAAAAGTTGAATTGTATAACCATTTTAAGTCATTTAACGATAAATGGGTAGCAGGAAATTCAATCGGACAACGAGGACTATTAGAAGAATTTTTATTTTTAGATAAGGCAAATAAAGATATTGGAAGTTTAGCATATCTTAGTTTAGATAAGTTAATAGCTTTAGAAGACCCAAAAAATGATAACGCAGACTTATATAGTGTTATTAGTATGTTACTATCAGGTACGGGATTTGATATGAGAGCTTTACCGGCATATGTTAATTTTTATGGAACTAACTTTACAAATAAATCTAAAGTAACTTCATCAAAACAAGTTGCTAAAAATATATTTGGAACATTTTTAGAAGTAGACTATCAGGAATCTTCACCAAAAATAGTTGTTCAATATACGGGACCAACATCTAAACATTTAGAGTTATCCGATATTAGTAAAGATTATAAATTTAAAAATGATAGTGGTAATTTATTTAATGGACAAGGTGGACCTTTAACTATAACAATACCCGATGTATTTGCCACAGGAGACTTAGCTAAATCAAATAAAGTGGTTGCTTTTGAAGTTAGCGTCGGAGATCAAAATCAAGGAATATTCAAAGGAGTTAGACTTGACCAAACTTCAATTAGAAATACAAGTGAATCATTTTCAGTTATTGAAAATATGGGACGTTCTGAAAGTGGAGCGGGAACATATAACGTAGATATTGGTTTATTTGACATCTATAGACAAGCATCATATAGTTGCGAAGTTTCGTGTATGGGAAATGTTATGATTCAACCGACAATGTTCTTTTATTTAAAAAACATACCAATGTTCAGAGGTTCATATTGGATAACGGAAGTTTCACATAACATCCAAGGAAATAAAATTAATACAACATTTAAAGGGTCTAGAATTCCGTACGCGTCATTACCTGATCCTAAGGATTCCTTCTTCTCAAGTTATAGAGTTTATTTTGATAAAATAACAAATGATGCGGTGGCTAAAGTAAAACAAGCGTCAGAATTGGGAACAACAAACGAAATACCTTACGAAGGGTTTGATGGACGTTCATCAACAATTGACATGGGACCAAAAGAGAAACATAAAGATGTAAAACCCGTAGGAGATATTGGAGTTACTAATTATGGAATACCATATAATGGTTACGAAGGTGAAAAGTATATACAACTTGTAAGTAAACCAGGTATAGAAGGAAAATGGTTAAGAGCAAGAGCAATAGAGATGGGTGGTAGTAAAAATGATTTATCAGACGATACACAGATGCAATTATTAATAGATGCGGATAAATGGGGAGATAAAGATGGTAATTTTTTAACAATAGATAAATCTGTATTAACGTGGAAATTAGTTAAAGGAGCTTCAAGTAAAAGATATTTTTACGCAACCAAATTTTTACACAAAACAGTCGCAAACGAAAACCATATAATATCAACAAAAACAGTATTTAAAAACCCTAATAGTGGAAAAACGGTAACCGTACCCCCAATTGGTCAATCACCAATGACACTTAATAATTTAACTGGACCAATTAGTGTTGGTCCGGCAGAAGATGGTTATGGTATTACATTATCTAAAAAATTAATGATTGATTTAGGGTTAAAAGACGGAGACGAGATATTTTTTAGAGACGATTACGACGTTATATACAAATAATTGAATAATAACAATATTTAGGATATTTATATTAATAAAAGAAATATTATGGAAAATAATAAATTAAATAACACAGTAAATCAATTCTTAAACCCTAAACAGGTTAAAAGTATGTCCCAAGACGGAATGGAAAGAGAAGAATGTGATTTGATGACTGGTGAATGTTATACAATCAGAGAAAAAGACGGAATAGTAGAAAGAATAAATAAAAAATACGTTACAAACGACGGTAGACAATTATTACAAGATTAAAGCCATGTTAGAGAAAAAATTACAAGAAGAATTAAATCGTTATAATGCCATTAATAAATATGGTAAAACGATGATAATCGAGCAAGATGCACCTACAGATCCGGCTCCTGAATTACCACCAGCAGGTCCTACAGATCCAGCGGCGGCACCTACAGATGATGCAACAGTACCTATGGACGCTGCAGCACCATTAGATGCGGCTGCACCTGCACCTGAAATGGACAGTACAGAAGAAATTGATATCACAGATTTAGTTGGCATGACTAAAAGTATAAAGAGAGATTTAGAGAATAAACAACAAGACCACGGTACTATTGTTAGTAAAATGGATGACGTATTTACTAAATTAGGTGACTTAGAACAAAAACTTGCTCAAATGGATCAAGTGATGGCTAAAATTGACCAATTAGGTGTTGAGGTTCAACAAATGAAACCTGAAACTCCTGTTGAGAAATTAGAAATGCGTTCATTAGATTCGTACCCATTTAATGAAAAACCGTCTGAATTTTTTGACCACAAACAAGGTGAAATGAGAGCTAGTGGAAAAAATGAATACATTTTAACTAAAGATGATGTTGAAAATTATAACCCAACAATAAAGGCATCGTTTAACCCAGAAGAAGAGAAAGATGAATATAGCTACTAAAGTAAAGTTCCTTTTGGAGGTTCAAGTACAATTCAGGATTAATCATTGGCAAACTAAAGAGTTCTCAAGACATAATGCATTTGGTGGAATATATGATGCATTAGGAGATTTAATTGACAGGTTTGTTGAAGAGTCAATGGGAAAATATGGTAGATTCGTTTTAGATGATGAAAGTAAAACAATCAATTTACAGAACTTAGCGGAACTCGACCTTAAAGGAATGTTAAAAACAACTAAAGACGCTTTAATTCAATTTACAGAAGAATTTGAATCTACAGATACTAATCTTATGAACATAAGAGATGAAATCTTAGGTGAAGTAAATAAACTACAATATCTATTAACATTAGAATAAAAATTAAAAAATATTAAAAAATGCAATCAGGATCAGCAGCTAGAACAGCGTCAAATACATCAACAGGGTCGTTAGCTTATATTGATGGTTTAATATCAGGGGCAACATCTCAAGGACTATATCAAATTACCTTAGACCCAAGATACGTGAATGACGCGATAGTAACCACATTAACAAATTATGGTTATAAAATTCAGACTAAGAACAATTTTATGGGTACCAATAACGATTATGTGATTAGTTGGTAACAAAAAAATACTTTAAAAATAATTCAACCCAGATTTCACAGTCTGGGTTTTTTTATGTATATTATATCATAAATGATTATTAAAATTTAAATCAAAATCACATGTCTACATTTGACGCAGTACTTGCACAGTACGAGAAAAACAAAAACGCCACAAGTGGCAACAGCAACAAAATGTCCTCAGAGGACAGAATGAAACGTTATTTCACAACCGTATTACCTAAGGGTTCTAAGGGTGAAGAAAGACGTATTCGTATTTTACCTACAAAAGACGGTTCTTCTCCGTTTGTAGAGGTTTACTTCCACGAAATTCAAGTGGATGGAAAATGGGTTAAATTATATGACCCAAAACAAGAAGGAAAACGTTCACCATTAAATGAGGTTAATGAAGCTTTAATGGGTACAGGTGTTGAGGCTGATAGAGAGGCTGCACGTCAATATCGTTCTCGTAAATTCTATATCGTTAAAGTTATAGATAGAGACCACGAATCAGACGGAGTTAAATTTTGGAGATTTAAACACAACCATAAAGGTGATGGTGTTATCGACAAAGTATTCCCAATCTTCCGTAATAAGGGCGATGTTACCAATGCGGAAACAGGTCGTGATTTAATCTTGTCTTTAACCTTAACAAAGGCGGGTACAGGAAAAGAATACACTGTTATTAATTCAGTATTAAATGATGACCCAAGTCCATTACATACTGACGCTGACGTTGCAAAAACGTGGTTAGAAGATGAATTAACTTGGTCTGATGTTTACTCTAAAAAGGGTGAAGATTATTTGGAAATGGTTGCAAGAGGTGAGGTTCCACGTTGGGACACAGCAAGTAGCAAATGGGTTTCTAATTTGACAACAGAAGAAACTATCGGAGCACCGAAATCTTCTACACCTGTGGTTGACCCACAAGATGATGCGGATGTAGATTCAGATCTTCCGTTCTAATTATTTAACGGGGTGGTGAAATATCCACCCTATTTTTAAAAACAAAAACATGGCAGGTATTAAAAAAACAGATTTTTCGGCAATCAAAAAGAAATTCTCAAAAGAGGCAGAATATAAACCAGACCGTTTCTTCGATTTGGGTGATGCTTTCTTGGATGCTTGTGGTATTCCAGGTCCTGCAATGGGACACATCAATATGTTATTAGGACATAGTGATACGGGTAAAACTACGGCATTAGTAAAGGCGGCTGTGGATGCACAAAAGAAAGGAGTTGTTCCTGTATTTGTCATCACAGAACAAAAATGGAGTTGGGACCACGCCGAATTGATGGGGTTTAATAAAGACGGAGACTACCTTTTTAATAGTGATTTTGAGTATATTGAACAAATTACAGAATATATAAATGAACTATTAGATGCACAAGAAAAAGGAGATTTACCTCACGATTTATTAATTCTTTGGGATTCGGTTGGTTCAGTTCCATGTAAGATGACTTATGATGGTAAAGGTGGTAAACAACACAATGCGTCAGTATTAGCTGACAAAATTGGAATGGGTATCAATCAACGTATCTCAGGTTCAAGAAGGACAGATAAACCTTATACAAACACATTAATCATTGTTAACCAACCTTGGGTAGAATTACCTGATAATCCTTTTGGACAACCAAAGATTAAAGCAAA